ATGTACACTGCAATTGGAGTTAAAGATATTGATAGAATTTTACCACCACCTCCACCGAATCAACCTAAAGATCCGGCAATCGAGCACATTGATGCATTGGGACAGAAACCTTTCCAAGCGTTTCCTGGTCAAGATCATAGAGCTCATGTAACAGCTCACTTATTTTTTATGGCAACTAACTTTGTTAGAAATAATCCAAGTGTTACAGCTGCATTAGAGAAAAATGTATTAGAGCATATTTCTTTAATGGCTCAGGAACAAGTTCAATTAGAATTTGCACAAGAGATGCAAATGTTGCCACAGTTACAACAAGCAGCTACTCAGAATCCTCAAGCTCAACAACAGTTTCAACAAATTTCTCAGAAGATAGAAGCTAGAAAAGCAGTGTTAATTGCAGATATGACTGAAGAGTTTATGAAGGAAGAAAAAACAATTACTTCTCAGTTTGATCATGATCCATTACTTAAATTGAAACAAAGAGAAGTTGATCTTAAAGCTATGGAAGAAGAGCGTAAGATAAAAGAAGATGACGCTAGAATCAATTTGGATAAAACTAAATTTTTAAAAGGTCAACAAATTGCTGAAGAAAAACTAGAACAAAATGAAGAATTAGCTCATTTAAGAGCAGATACATCCATTGAGAAATCATTGATATCTGCTGATGTTAAGTTGACTTCAGATCAAATGAAGGCTAAAGACGTTAGAACCTTGAAAGGTCCGCGTAGTTAGGGTATATAAACGTAGGAGAAAAATATGAAAATAACAAGACCAGTCGGAGTAAACAAAGATGGTTACGCTAGTGGCGGAGTTGATATTAAAGTTCCTTCTCAGAATATTCATTTAGATCCAAGATCTAAATCGAGTATTAGAGGAAAAAGTTATATCGCTCAAGGAGACACTGTAACTGTTAAAGGTACGAAGACTAGAAAACCTGTAAAAGCTACTTGGTTCTAATATGTGGTTTGGAGCAATAAAATTAGCTCTTAACGCTGGAACTCACATTTACAAAAAGCGTCAAGAGACAAAGATGGCTATGGCTGATGCACAACACATGCATGCGTCTAAGATGGCCCGAGGTGAAGAAGCTTACCAGGGCAAACTTTTAGAATCCCGAGACAAAGATTATAAGGATGAGGTCGTTTTAGCGATTCTCACACTGCCTATAATAATTTTGGCCTGGGGGGTCTGGTCAGACGATCCGGCGGCTATGGAAAAGATAAATCTTTTCTTTGAGCACTTTAAAGCTCTTCCTTCATGGTTTACAAATTTATGGATTTTAGTCTGCGCCAGCATTTTTGGCATAAAGGGCACGCAGATATTTCGTAATGGTAAAAAGAAATAGACATAAATTAATAAAGATTATATAAATCTTTCTGAATGCTTGATCCTTATTCAGTAGAAGTTATTAAAAAAAGAATTAATAAAAACAGAGACGCCGTCAAAGAACATCTATGCTATGGTGTAGACACGATTGAGAAAGTAAACTATAGTAGAGGACAACTCACTGCATATGATGCAGTGCTTCAGGAACTTAGAGACCTGCAAAAGGAGGATGACGACGGTGACACTAATACAACCTAACGGCTTAATCAAGCCTATACAAGAAGGCGCAGATCCAGAAGAAGGCAATCCAATACCCACAGATGCGGAAGGTGTAGGCAAGTATATTGATACACTACCCGTTCCAGTTGGTTATAGAATGCTGGTACGTCCCTGGTCTGGTAAGAAAAAAACTAAAGGTGGAATTCTTTTATCGGATACAACTCACGAAACAATTCAAATGACGACCGTAGTTGGTTTAGTGATTCGTATGGGTGATCTTTGTTATAAAGATAAAGAAAAGTTTCCTGGTGGTCCTTGGTGTAAAGAAGGTGAATTTATTGTCTATGGAAGGTACGCAGGATCCAGATTTCAAACTAAATTTGGTGAACATCGTATTTTAAATGATGATGAAATTATTGCACGTATTAAAAAACCCGAAGACATTCTTCAATTATACTAGGAGGAAATAATGGCAGAACCAAATGTGGAAAAAATAATAAAACCAAGTGAAAAAGAAGTGGAACTAGACACAGACGATGCTAAAGAGCAGGACGTTGAAGTCAAAGAACCAGAAAAAAAGGTAGATGAAAGAGATAAAATAAATCTTGACCACGGTGAAGTAGATTTAGGCTATACAGATCATCAATCTAAAGCAGAAGAAAAGGCTAAAATTCAAGTAGAAGAAATTGAAGAACCTGCTGAAGTTAAGCCAACAGAAGAAAAAAAGGAAAAGCCAAAAGAAGATTTAGGTAAGTATACTGAAAGTATTCAAAAACGAATCGATAAGTTAACTTACCGAGCTCGCGAGGCAGAAAGAAGAGAAACAGCTGCAACACAGTTTGCTAAAGGACTACAAAAAAAATATGATAGTTCTCAAGCTAAATTTGACAAAGTTGATGAAAGCTACTTAAAAGAGTTCGATGCAAGAGTAGATTCGGAAAGAGAGCAAGTTAAAGTTAAACTTTCTGATCACGAATATAAAATTAAACAAGCTACGGAAAAAGCTAAAACTCCAGAACAGGCGGCCGATTTACAAGCACAAATGCCTGAAGAGTTTCAGCAACCAAGTGAAAAGGCACAAGCTTGGGCTCAGAAAAATGATTGGTTTGGTAATGATCGTATCATGTCAGGTGCAGCCTGGAATGTTCATGAAGATTTAGTGAGCAGAGGGGTTGATGTAGAGAGTGATGAGTATTATAATCAAATTGACGGAAAAATGAGGGAATATTTTCCTCAGAAATTCGAGTCAAGTACTACTATTCAAGAAGCACGGAAACCCGTCCAAACTGTGGCTTCGGCTGGTAGAACTCAACAAGGACGCAGATCTGTGAGACTCACTAAATCACAGGTGACTATTGCTAAGAAATTAGGAGTGCCACTAGAAGAATACGCTAAATACGTGAAGGAGGAAGCATGAGTAAAAACTCAAGTGAGAAAATGAAGACCTCGCGCGTGTCACAGGAGAGAGAGAAAGAGAAACGTAATCAACCCTGGACACCACCATCTAGTCTCGATGCGCCAGCAGCGCCTCAAGGTTATGTTCAGAGATGGATAAGAACCGAGAGTATGGGTTTTATGGATTCAGCTAATGTATCCAAAAAACTTAGAGAAGGTTGGGTATTTTTAAGAGCCGATACACTGTTAAGTGAGATAGGCGAAAATGAATATCCCAAAATTCACGACGGAAAATATGCTGGTTTGATTGGGGTTGGAGGCCTTGTGTTGGCAAGGATACCTGAAGAGATCGCTAGATCGCGCACTGATTATTTTAAAAAGATATCAGCAGATTCAATAACCGCGGTTGATAACGATTTAATGAAGGAGCAACACCCGGGAATGCCTATCAATATTGATAGACAGTCTCGAGTAACTTTTGGTGGAGGACGAAAACCTAATTAATTAGCTATAGTCCAACATTGATTAAACTAACCAAAACGAGGATATAAAGATGGCAAATACATCATCGACCTACGGACTGAGACCAGTTCGTAAAATAGATGGAAGTCCCTTTATTAATGCTCAGAATAGATATCGTATTGCGACAAGCGAAAGTACAGCTATTTTCCAAGGAGATGCAGTGCAAGCTGCAGCTACAGGAACAATAGTTCGTCACACAGCTGCGAACGGTGAAAAAATCTGCGGTGTTTTTAATGGTTGTTTTTATACAGATCCTACTACTAGCAAACCAACTTGTAGTAATTATTACCCTGGTTCAATTGCAGCGAGTGACATTATGGCATTCGTTGTTGACGACCCGAGTGTAGTCTACAAGATTGATGTTGACGATGATCTGAATACGACTTTCATTTTTCAAAACTTCGATGTAACAGGCGTTACAGGAAGCACAACAACAGGTATATCCAAAGTTCAGTTGGACAGATCTACGAATGATATTAAAATTACACAAGCAGTTCGTGTAATTGATGTCTCTCAAGATCCGGACAACCAAGATCAAACTGCATCCAATGTTAAAGCATTAGTGGTTATTAATAATCACTTCTACGGTAACAAAGGTGCGGGGATCTAATAGGAGCATATAGAAATGGCAATATCACGAGCACAGCTAGTCAAAGAACTAGAACCAGGTCTAAATGCATTATTTGGACTTGAATATAACCGATACGACAACGAAGCAGCAGCGGTCTTCATGACAGAATCGTCTGACAGAGCTTTCGAAGAAGAAGTAATGCTTTCCGGCTTTGCTGGAGCATCAACAAAAACTGAGGGTGCAATGGTCACTTATGACAATGCAACTGAAGTTTATACTTCTAGATACACTAACGAGACAATTGCTCTCGCTTTTGCTATCACTGAGGAAGCAATCGAAGACAATCTGTATGACAGATTAGCTGGTAGATACACCAGAGCTTTAGCAAGATCAATGGCCCACACTAAACAAGTGAAGGGTGCAGCGATTTTGAATAATGCTTTTGATGCTAACTACACAGGTGGTGATGGAAGCGCACTTTGCGTAACTAATCACACACTTGCTAACAACAGTACGTTCAGCAATACGCTGGCTACTGCTGCGGACTTGTCCGAAACATCACTAGAACAAGGCTTAATCGACATCGCCGCATTTGTGGACGAAAGAGGATTAAAAATTGCTCTTCAAGCAAGAAGAATGATTATTCCAAAAGAAAATCAATTCACTGCTGAGAGAATTTTAAAATCTCCTCAAAGAGTCGGTACAGCTGACAATGATATCAATGCATTAGTTCATATGGGTATGATTCCAGAAGGATACTTCGTGAATCATTACTTAAATGACACCAATGCATGGTTCTTGATCACTGATGCACCTAACGGATTGAAACATTTCGTTA